ACGCGCACTTATACAGGGTGGTATGGAGGGCGCACAAGAAGCAGCGGCAAACGTACTACAGAACCTTATAGAACAGGGGTATAATCTAGAACAAGAACTTGGAGAGGGTAACCTAGAAGCAGCAGGTTATGGTGGAGCCGCAGGTGGTACTGTGCAGTTATTGGTTGACCTAGTAAGACCCGGACGAGCGCGTGGCACTGTTAGCTTTGACGAAACTATTGGAGGCTCCACTGCTTCGGCAAGTGGTCAAGGGAGAGATACAGAACAGACTGAACTTGAAGGTGTATTACAAAACATTTTAGAACAAAATCAAGGAGCGGCAGATGCAACTGATACCACTGATACCACCGCAGATGATGCTGACAGCGCAGGAACTGGAACAGGCGATGGAAGTGGTGAATCTAGCGTGGCTGGAGGCGAAGGGGTTGGAAGTGGAGCTGAGAGTACCGAAAGCATTGTACCACCTGACGATGGACCAGTGGGAGGAGGTGTGTTGCCTACTGATGGTGCTACAGACACAACAGGAGATAGCGCAGATACACTAGCCGCACGAGCAATCGCTAACGACCCAGAAGTTTTAGAGCAAAGCGAAGATTTTATACGTGAGGAGCTAGATGCAAAATACTCCCCAGAGATTATAGATGCAATAATAGCAAGACGCCGTTTATCAGGTGTGCCAACTGGAGGTGTAAAATCAGATACACTAGCCGAACAGGTAAAAATTCAGTCTAAAGTACAAAGTGTAGAAGAAAAATCCAAAGAGGAAGAGGCCACAGAGGAAGAAGCCACAGAGGAAGAAGCCACAGACGAATCTGTAGATATGAGTGGTCTGGTTGGTAAGAAAGACGATGCAGAGTTAGTGTCATCTAATGAAGCAACTACAGACAAGTCTGAGGCTAAAGATGGACCTGCCCCTGCAGCGGCGGGTAAGGTAGATAAAAAGAATAGCTTTAATGAGATAACAACAAATACCCTACTGTCACAGGCGACAACCATCAATGGTCCACAAGGCACTAGGTTCATAGACCCCAACGACCCTGCAGGATTACAGAATGATCTGATAATGCAACAAGCAGAACGTGATGTTCTTGTTGGTAAGTTCGCGGGGTGGAAACAGAAAAACCCAGAACTAGGGGCTTTCCATGATGAACTTGTTGGTGACAGAGAAGCGTCAAGCCTAGAAAACTATCTTGATACAAAAGATCTCGTAACCCTTAATAGATTATCAAGAAAATACGAACGGCAAAACGACCCTGATGAGGTTGCTCTAACATCTGAAGAACAAGCCGCGTTTACTTTCTTTGAGAGGTTTGAACGACCTGAGACAGCTTTAGATGAGATAGCCTCACGCACACAGATAAGAGTAGGTGATACTGCACCTGCGGCTGTAGGTGGGACACTTGGGGGGATGTCGATAACTAAGGAATCTGGTGAGGGCCAAGCTGCCCGTGCCGCTGCGTTTGCAGAGCCTTTTGATCAAGACACAGCAAAATTAGCAGAGAAGTGGGTTACTAGTAACCTGTCTCCAGAAGCTACTAAGCGTTACAACGAACAGAAAGCTGACGTACAAGAACGTCTAAACCCAAAAAGTCGTAAGCAGTATAAGATTAAAACAAAACTACAGGATGTAGATCCTAGACCTGTTGGTCGTGATCCTGAGACAGCAGCAGCACAGGCTGAATGGGATACTCAGTTCGCAGACGCGTACACTAGAGATGGTAAACCCAAGCCTACGCAAGCCGAAGCAATGGCAGCTAGAGTAAAGAAAGACGAGGCAGACGCAAAAGAGACTTTAAACGATCAGTTAGAAAGAGAGCAAGTAGAACAAGAAAGACAAGAAAGACTAGCAACTGGTATCTCATTACCTTCAGAAATAGAAGGACTAAGCACAGACGTAGTAGATTTAGATACAGAGTCTGCGCTATCTAAACTAGACAGGACAGAGTTTCTTACGAAAGCAGAGGAGCGTTCATTAAATTTTAAGACTGCTAACAGAGCTAATGACGAAAACGCTCTTCGTGCGATGGAAAAGCTAGAGTTTAGAAGAAACTCTATGCGAGCAAAGATCAGAGAAGACCAAAATTTAATAGCAAGTTTATACGGAGAAGGACTTACCTATGAAGACCTAACTCAGGACAGAGACGGCTCTCTAGGTCTTCCAGACTTGTTTAATAAGAAAGATGCTCTCTTCACTCAATTTGTTACGGATCGAAATCGACCTTTAGATCCTACAGTCATGACTATGTTAGAGGATAACAACTTAGCCGATGCACTAAGACGATATGCTGCAGATGCAGATCCCGCTTCTAGAATGTTTGCAAAAACTTTTGCTAAGTACGCAGGGAACACGCAGGTGCGTTTTGAAGATAAAGGCGAACAGATAGCAGGGTTATTTACTCCTAGAACAAACACAATAACATTTAACACCAACGTACCAACGACAGAACACACACTCCTACATGAAGCGGGTCACGCTGTTATGTCTTCGTATATAGCAAACAACCCGCAAGCCGCACCTGTGCAGACACTTCGTAAGATATATAACGATGTCAAAGAAGCCTTCCCTAGTGCCTATAACTTTGATGAGTTTGTTGCTGAATTACCTTCGAACCAACAGATGCGGTCTACTCTGTCTGAACTACTAGACCCCAACAGATACGGCACAGCCTATCAAAGACTTCTAGAGGCAGTGCGCCGTATATTTCAAAAGATTGGGTTTGAACTTGGTGGTAAGCCTCCAGTACAAAAGTCCCTATTAGAAATAATAGATCCACTTGTATATAAGCTTATGGAACCTTCACCGAATTTTAGAGATGCTGCTCCATTGTTTCAGATTGCTCACAACCCCAATGCAGTAGATCAACTATTCCAAGACGCAACGACAAACAATCCTGTGTTTGATGAAACAGCGTATAACAAGTTCGAAGAGTTGACAAAACAGACACCCAAAGACTGGAGTCAAGATAAGCTAGGTACGGTGAAGAGTTGGATACTCAAGGGCACTCCTCTACATTACGTTACAAGAATGGCTGAGAAGTTCTCACCTAGTGCAGCAAATATAAATACTCTAGTAAACCAGTCAGGCGGGGAACTACAGTCGGGCTATGATAAAGTAAATCAAGTAAATGATGGGATTGTTAAGTGGGCTAACAAGTCTAGTAAAAAGAATATAGCTGCATGGAACCGTTTAAATAACATAGGTACTTCCTATCAAGTAAATCCCGCGCTCTCAGAGACAGAAGCTAGGGGTAAGTACGCTCCTGATGTGTATAAAGTATATGAGATAGTACGAAAAGATTATAAGAGACTACAACGCGTAGATAGGGGTGAGCCTATACGTCTCTACCACCAGTCTCAGAATATGTTTAAAGGCTTAGTAGAAGATGTCATTAATGCTGTAGACACACGCCTAGAGGCATCTGGCGTACCAGAACAATCTAGGACTGCTATACGAGATACTTTCTACACTAACCTAATAAAAAAAGGTAAGTTAGAGCCTTATACTCCATTGCAGCGTGAACCCGGCGATTATTGGTTATCTCTTAATGCTATCGACCCGGTAACAGGGCGCATAGAAAGGTACACAGACTCGTTCCAAGGAGAACAGGCCAGAGATCGAGCTAGAGAAGTCATAGTAGCAGACGCTAGACAAAACATACTAAACGCTCCAGAGGGTTCTAGCGCAAGGATTGCTCTTGAATCTCGCACTCAAGGTATGTCTCAGATGTCTGAGACAGATGCACTAAACGATATACTTGCTGTAGAATCTACACAAGAACTAGACGCTACAAGTTTTATGAGACGTGCACCAAACGCATCTTTTGTCAACGAATTAATGTCCAAGCTAGAAGGCAGCGGCGAGCTATCTGCTGATACAAAGAACGAGATAGCTGATGTCATACTTAAAACATTACCTGAAACATCGTACTTACAATCGTTTAGGATGCGTAAGGGTGGTGACCTTATCAAAGCGCGTATGGGGTACAATGAAGACTCTATAAAGGCTATTGCGGATCGCTCTAGGTCTCTAATACGACAGACTGTTAACATAAAATATAAAGCAAAGATGCAGCAAGCACTTAGCAAAGTTGAACAAGAAATGAACGAGAGCGGTGGTAACCGTATAAATAAGAACGAACTACTTAACTCTCTACGCAATACTGTAAGCGATGGTCCAATACCTGAACGTAGTAAAACTTCTAGGGCTTTAACAGGTATTGGGTTTAATATGACACTCGGTATGAACATATCAGGTGGGCTTGTTAATTTGACACAAATACCACTAGTTACTCTTCCATACCTTGGCGCTAAATACGGGTATCCAACCACTATGAGAGGTATAAAAGGTGCTATGTCTCTTATGAAAAATAGTGGCGGCACTCGTACAATTATGGGCTACGGCACAGATGCCAACAATCAACCTATTGAGACTGAAGTAGGCTCGGGGTACTCGATAAGTAACGTGGACCCTAGAAACTTAACAAACACACAGAGACGTATCCTTAACAAGCAAGATGTAACCCCAGAAGAGCTGCAAGTGTTCATAGATACTGGCGTAGATCTAGGACAGTTTAAAAGATCTCTTGATCATGAGATATTAGACGTAGATAGGATGGGAGGGTTCTGGTCTAAGTTCAATAAGTTTTCTGGGTTTATTCAACACCATACCGAACGTGTGAACAGAGAAGCGGCTTTGTATGCCGCATTCCGTGGAGGTTTACGTAAATTATCTCCAGAGCAGAGAGCCAACCCCGACTTAGTACTCAAAGCCGCACAGAATGCAGTCTATGACACAGAAACTACAAACGGTGGCTTATCCGCTGCCGCTGCTCCCGAACTTGGTAGAAAAAATATAGGCGCAGTTATCTTCATGTATAAGCGATACGGTGTATCGATGATCGGTATGCTTACTGAAATGGTCATGAAGATAACAAAAGGCTCCCCTGCGGATAGGCGTCTGGCGTTGTTTCAACTAGCAGGTATTTATGGATCGTCTGGTATCTTGGCAGGGGTATACGGTATGCCCGGGTTTGGGTTAGTAACAACAGCTATAGACACGGCTATGGCTGCTATGGGAATGGACCCCGGCGGAGAGGATGACGATGCGAAGACAATGGTACGTGCCTACCTACATGATGGAGTATACAGAGGAGGGGTAAACTATTTTACAGGTGTTAATATATCTTCTCGTGTTGGACTTAGTGAGCTAATATATAGAGACTCTATGATGGACAGAGATTGGCCTCTGTTGTTTAGGGCAGCAGAACAACTTGGTGGTCCTGTTATAGGCATAGCCCTAAATACAGAACGTGGGTTAAACCAAATACTAGAAGGTGCTGCTGACGGAGACATGAATAAGCTAAGACGTGGTGTAGAGACTATATCTCCCGCAGCTATAAAGAATATGCAGAAAGCGGCTAGATTTGCACAAGATGGCGGTGCGTATACTATGGATGGTAAACCAATCGTTCAGGATATTGCGGATGGGCATTTGGTTGCTCAATTCCTTGGATTTAGCCCTGCATCGTATTCCGCGCAAATGGCGACAAATTCACAAACTATGAGGCTACAGAAAGCTATACTTAGAAAGAGAAGAAGTATCTATAACATGTATGCTAGAGCGTATTTTGATGGAGATGTTAGTGGTTTGCAAAGGGCAGCAGAAAGAATAGCAGAATATAATCAACGCTATCCGGGGTATCCAATTCTACAAGACAACCTAGAGAAGTCTATACGTGGTAGAATACGTCAACGCACCGGGGCGTACAATGGCCTCACTTTAAACCCAAGATTAAGGAATATATTGGTAGAACAGGCTGAAAGATACGGAGATCCAACTATCTTTGATTAGAAAAAAACCCCTACATAAAGTAGGGGCTAGTGTTGGGAGAACAATCTATAGCGCGAATCTATGTATAGAATACTATATCTTGTATACTTCCCTGTATCATGTAGTTCTCCAAATACGCAAGCCTAATTTACCATCTTCTTCTAAAACTCGCGTTTCTATCTCCCAGTATTTCATTTTTGCAACATTCTTGGCCTGTTCTTTTGCTTTTTCTGTGTTCACGCAGGGTATAAATACAGAGTAACCTACCGCCATTTCTTCCCAGTTGACGCTTATACCAACGCCATCTGGGTTCAAGTCATCTATTTTAAGTACTTTCTGGTTCATTTGCGCTATCAATACTAAAGTCTAATTCAAGTGCTTTGCACGGTGGGATGTCAAACTTTGTACCCTTACCAAATCGCACGACTACGTTTGACTTCGCGTTCATGTCTGCCTTTAAATTTTTGACAAGCTCTGCGTAGTTTAGCTGCTGTTTAGCGCACCACTCTCGTAACGGTGTCGGACGAATGTATAACTTTCTTCTATCTGTCTCGTACCGTGCAACCAGAGATCGTGGGTTAAATTCAGGTATGACTATCTCTTCTACACCGTCACTTCTCTTATCCTGACTACTCCTTATGTGTAGAATATTACTCCAATGCTCTGCAATAAAGTCATTCATAGTTTCAGTCACAGACGAGCCTATATCATTTACAGTATTACGCTGCTTTCGTAACAAGTCTACGATCCAGTCAAACTGTTTGTCCATAGGGTAATCTACAATACCTAACTTAGATGCTATAAGAAGTCCTACCATAGATGCCGAACACCCCGCGCTCCAGAACCTGTTCTCGGAAGTAAGCCCCGCTGCTTCGTCTATTCTCTGTCTAGCTTGTTGCATGAGGCCACGTACAGTAGCTTTGTTAGCTATCACCCACTGCACGTATTCTTCAGCAAACCACCCATAGTTCTTCTTTACATCTTCAAACAAAGCGTCTGTAACAATCTTTAGCTTTGGATCAGGCTTGATCATACTAGGTACGTCTATCTCTAGTAACCGTTGCATTTCTGCTTTGGGTTCGGCCTTACCCTGCCTAAGTAATTCCCATGCACTTGTGTTAGCTGACGAAACACTAAGCAACTCCCACGGTCTACCTCTTGTCCTTTCTTGGTTTCCATTGACAGCCAATCTGTTCTTTTGTCTACCGCCAGATAGTTGATACACAAACTTAGAGAACTCTAGTCCTGTTATGTTTGTCATCTCATCCATAGACAGCAGTATGTTATGTAAGACTTCTCCACGGTTCATCATAGCGTTGTAGGTATCGTCTCTCTGGTTCATCAAAAGTTCGGGGTGACCCCATACAGATAACGCCATCATCTGAGCCGTGGTCTTACCTACCCCTGTGCCACCAAACAAATGAACCAACATACTATTTATGCCTGTCATAGGCATCAAAGCAGTACCAAAGCCCATACCAATAATAAACCTGTGCAACTCAAATCCGTCTTGGTTGTAGAAGTTAAACAGTTCTTTCTGTCTATCGGCAGTACCTGCAGGGACAAATGCACCTACTAACCCTGAAGTTTTTGCAGATGGTGGACTAAACTTTATATCTGTTTCTACCACCAGTCGGTCGCCCAGTACGAACTCCTCTAGTGTATCATCAGTCCATCCAAATTGTTGGTGCGCTTTATCAGCCGCCCCTTGTGCCTGTAATTCATCAACCCATCTCATAGAATACTCCATTAATAATTTTAATCCTGCGCCCATAGATGTAACTCCCTGTGCAGACATGTGCTTGCGAAACTCTTCAGTAGACGACACAGAAGCTAACGGTATGCTAAACTCTCTTACGCCATCTTTAGGTAGCTTCAGTTTATACACAGCTATCTCTCCCTGATCAGGGTCGTGCAGCCGTTTCGTTATAAAGAGATCGTTTTTGTATATCTCTAAATCTTCTGGATTACCTTCAGCATCTTGTACTCTTTTATATACGCCACCGTTCTTACCCCTGAAGTACGGGGCAGGGTACGTGGGCATATCTGGCTCTGGCTCTGCCTCTACTATATACTCTCCAAGATCTATCGGTGATCGTATCTTACCCCAGTGTGGGCAGCTACCGCATACATATGGACGCCTATCGTCAAAGGTAATACAGGTGTGTCTGTGACTAATACCTTCAAGCTTCTTCTGTAGCATCTCTTCATCAAAGTCAGGATGCTCATCAGATATGGCCTTTGTCGCATACGCTGCATCTGTACAGTGTTTGGCTATAGACAGCCCCGATACCCATAAAGGTTCATCGACAAGTGATTGATACGATGCAATGTAACCTAACTGACTACACCCCACATTATCCATTGTCTTATGCATGATAGTCTCAAACAGGTATTCTTTATTACTCTTATGTGGGACAAATGCTTCTGCCGAACCAAACGTATACGCTTCGTTTGTCTTATCCTCTTCATCTGGCGCAAGCGTACTGCTAAAACTTTCAAGAGAGGTTAACTCAGTACCATCTCCATACACAATTACTTCTTTAGGTGTATCGCTCTTATGATTATGTGTTGCGGGTATACGTAAAATACTAGCGGCATCGGACGTACGAACCGGATCGGCCCTAAGTCCTAGACTCCTACAGACACGTTTGAGTTTGTTAGCTACTGGCTCCCACTCCTCACGGGACACAGGATTATCTAAAGGCCAATATACATGTACCCCGTTTCCCGAGTTGACTAGTATAGGTTCAGGTAGACAAGTCTCTGCAAGAAACTCTTGTAGTGCGTCCACTGCCGCCTCTTGTGATGGGTAATCTTTTTTCTCACCACAGTCTAAATCTAGGAAGAAAGAACGCATCTCTTGTACGTTGCTTTGTTCTCTACCAAGCACCATCTCCGGTGATTTTTGCTCACCCGCTTCTTTATAGGTAGCTAGTGCATAGTATATATCATAACCGTCTGTGTCATACTCATACGCAGCGGTCTCTAATTCTTCTACAGTTTTGTAGAACTGCTGTACTCTTTTGTTTCCTTTGAACCCCCAAGCACAGTATAGTCCATTATCTCCCAAAACTGACTTTAAAAAGTCTATTGTTTTCATTATGCTACTTTCAGGTAAAAACGGTGGACTCCCACCCGAAGCCCACCGTGGTTGTGGTTAGTCTATTTTTTCTTGGTTCCCCATTTGTTGACTAATCCACTAAGGTCTTCTTCAGTTGCAGGAGCCGTAGCTTGCTCCTTAGACTTCATTTTAACGACCTTCTCTGGTTCCTTGACATCTTCCATACCGTCTTCGATTTCTGGAAGTGCGCCAAAGGATGGTGTGGTTTCTTTACCTGCAACGAAACCCCCCTCAACTTTTTTAAACGGATTGTACGATTGACGCTCCGCAAGTTTAGTAACTTGAACCTGACGCAGTCTTAGAGACACACCGTAGTTCTCTTTAGTCATGGCATATGGTACAAACTCAACCATGATATTGACCGTGCTACCACTAGTAAGTTGAAAATCTTTTGGTAACAAATTAGCGTCAGCGTCAAACTGATCTGGCACAGGTACAACTCTGTTACTGTACTGACCTTTGATATTAGCAGACCCTTCCCAAGTGCCTTCATCAGTCTCCTTAAATATATCAGTAGGAGCCTTTAGTTCTTCAGGCCAGTTTGGTCTACGACTGCCCGCATAGATCTTCTCCATACGTGTGTACAAGTCTTCAGCTACAGATTGCTCCATAATAAAGTTTACCTTGTACTGTGCGCCCGCATCGGTGGCTTTGCACTCGACCCAACCACCTTTCTCACCCGCTTTCTCATCGTATCGATACGTCTTATCGATCTTCGGGTACATTGCAGTTACGTCTGCGATTATAAAAGTTTCATTCGCCATTCTGTTCTCCTTGGGTTAAATGCGCCTCTATGGACGCTAGATCATAGCGGATAGTTTCCTTTCCCGCCCTTATGTATGTACTCCGTGGGATACGTTCTTCTTTAACCCACAACCGTACAGTCGATGGTGAGACACCAAAGTACTCTGCTATTGTTGACGAATCAACATATTTCTTTTTAGAATAATCAAACTCTAGTTTATCTGTCATTTGCTTGGCTTCCTTACTGTTACTGACACATCTACAGATTTGTTTAACCCCTTTGGTAGTTTGTCAGGGTTATCTTCAATAAACTCGCGTAGGTTTGTTTGATTTATTCTACGATCAAGCAGTTCAGGAACTCTGTTCTCCAAGACAAATGCGTGGAAGTGATCCCAATCATATGTCCAATATTTTTCCTTGCTTGTTTTGTAGACCAAACCTTGAGCGGTCTTAACACTCTCAACACCCTGCTCATCACAGTAATTTAATAATGCCGCCTTGAGTTGAGTTTGCGCTTCTACAAGCTCTGCATCCTCTTTCTTAAACTTAGTAGAAAGCTCTGAACGCTTGGCTCTAATGTTTAAGTATGCGCTTGTAAGGTTCTCTATTGATACAGACACGATTATTCTCCGTTATACGATTTTTATTGTTCTATACGTCATATAGTGAGCTACAGCTTATTAGTCAAGTAGCTCTTGATAAAGATTTATTATTTGTGAATGCACGTTTATTTTCTTATCGAGTAACGTGTACATTCTGCGTTCTGCCACAGAGCCTTCTAACTGAATAACTGTACATCTGTTTTTCTGGCCCGCTCGGTGTACCCTAGCGTTTGCCTGTGCATATGTCTCCAGAGAAGGAGTTGGCGACCACCACACCACAGTGTTTGCAGCCGTAAGAGTTACCCCATGTGCAGCACTCTGTGGTTGGATAACCAAGGCCCGGGGATTCTCATCTTCTTGAAATCTCTTGAACGTGTCTGCACGTTTTGGTGCGCTGACCGATCCTTGTATGACCTCTGTGTTTATACCATCCTTCCGCAAACGATCAGTTAGTATCTGAATAGTGTGTTTGAAAGGTACGAAGATAAGCACTTTGTGTTCGGTTTCGTCTATGACCTCTTTTAAGACCTTATATCTATTGTCTATGTCAAACGCTATGACTCCTCCATCATCAGTGTATGCCGCACCAGAACTTATCTGTAGGAGTTTGTTAAGAGCTACCGCCGCGTTTACTGCCGTTATACTATCATCCGTTAACTCTAGTACCATTTCCCGTCTTAGTTTGTCGTAGTATTTCTTTTGTTGTGGAGTCAACGCCACCCTACGTTTCGTGTACAGCATATCGGGTAAGTCCATACACTGCTCTTTTGTAAATCTAATCGCAGGTTGCAAGGCGGCATGGACTACATTTATAGCAGATGGTTTTGGAACCCAAGTAAACCTTGATAGCTGCTGCATTACTTGATCTCTGAACCCACTAAAGAACCTTGGTACACTTAAAGGGTTTACAAGTTTAGCTAGACCATATGCATCCAACGGACTTTGTGCTGCGGGCGTACCCGTCATCATCCACAGACCACACCCCGTCTTTTCAACAATACGATTTAACACCTTCCATCGTTGCGACTGCGGATTTTTGTAGTGTGTAGCCTCGTCTACGATTATTAGGTCAAATCCTGATTTCTTTATAGCGTCTTCTACGATTTTAACACCGTCATAATTTATCATCACGAAACGCGCACTGCTGGACAGTACTTTTTCTCTTTTAGACTTCTCTCCGTACGCTATGTCTGATGTTCTGTGCGGCGCAAAGGTTTGTATGTCTTGTTGCCATGCACTATCCATGATTGACAGGGGGCATATTACTAGCACCCTGTGTAGTATATTTTGATCCATCAAAAAGTCTGCCGCCCAAATAGCACTGGCAGTTTTTCCTGTGCCTTGTTCGTTAAAGCAGAAACCCTTTTTGTTTTCAGTTAAGAAAGTTGCCGTTTTCTTTTGGTGTTGAAACGGTTTATACTCTCCCGTCCAGTCATATAACTCATCCATGAGCGTGGTAACTGGCCTCGCGTTTGTTCTTCCCAATTTGTTCTCCTTGTTATTATCAATAATAACTTACTTCTTTTTTGGCTTACTCATACGCCCACCAGCGGCTCTATTTTTCTTTGGGCTTTGTAGAGTGTAACCGTCTTTATTTGAGCCGCCCCTGCTTAATGCTTTTTTGTGTGCGATATCTTTACCTTTACGATTTACTTTTTTCTTATCCAGACTTCTCCTTGCACGTTGGCGTTCCATCCGGTCCTCATGTTCGCCTCTGGATTTCTGTTGTTTGTACTCTTTCTTATATGGTCGTGGTTTATTTTTGTAAGGCATGGTTAGTTCCTTCCGTTGTGGACACATTCTAGTACGGGGCAGTGATGGTAACACAGCCCTGAAGGTCTCGGGTTCCATACATCTGTCTCATATGCTTTTTCCATTCTAGCATACTTCTTTAACCATTTCCCCCACAAACTAAAACTGTTCTCTATTTTATACTCAGCCTCTATCATTTCGTTAGCAACGACAAATAATAGTGCCGCATTAATATGTTTTACGTCTGGGAATTTTTTAAAGATGCTTAAAGCCATAAGCTCAAGCTGTCCTTTATCGGCATACTTTGTAGACTTGCCTGTCTTATAATCTACGATCCAAGCTCGCTCTGCCAGTGTGTCTATAATCGCAAGGTCTACGATACCACGGAACCAGACATCTTTGTCTCTGAACCCACAAGGTTTCAGGTCTTTGGTAAGTCCTAACTTTTGCTCAGTTAACTTATTACCTCTAATCCCCAGCAGCTCGTCCAGTGTTCCTTTAACGTACATAAACTTCTCTGGGAGTGGCTTGTCTTCTCCAATGTAATCTTCTGCCGCCTTGTGCATTGCAGTTCCATACAACATTGCATCTGTTTCAACGACAGGATGCTCCTTCAATACAGTCACATGATAAAACTGTTTGGGGCAAGTCTCGAAAGACTTTAATCTACTAAACGACCAAGATGCCATTATTCGCAATCTCCATAACTCTTACCTATACCGCTTTCGCAATCGATAGGTAGACCTGCGGCCCAATCAGGTGTCGTACGCATACAGCTCTCTATGTATTCTTGTGCCTCGGCTGCTACCTGCGTAGGTACGCAACACACGATACTATCATGGACGGTTAATACTACTCTATATTTTTTAGCTATTTGTAGCATTTGATGCCCTATAATACAACGAGCAATAGCTTGGCATACATTCTCGACTACCTTGCCACCATATATTCTAGTGCGACCTTGGCGTGTTTTGTAATGATACTCAGTTCGCCCGCCTTCCGTTGTAGCATCTAGATCAGTGTAAGACATCTCTAGCTGTGATGGCAACACGATAGCCCGGGCTGCTACGTTGATGTCTAAAACTCCAGATCGCCCAAACCTAAACAAATTACCACTGTGCATTTCTTTTATGCACCTGTTTGCCGCTTGCCATAAATCTCCAATGTATGGATACGTCTCTCTGTATACAGATATAATCCGCTTCGCCTCCGCCTCGGGTACTTCATACCCAAAGGTCTTGAGTTGCGCTCCAAACTTCAAGTAACCCATACCGTAACCCGCTCCCAAGATCGTGGTCTTTCCTACAAATCTCTGGTCTTTGGTAACTTGGTCTTCTGGGACGGCGTAAATGGAACTAGCCATCTTTATATAGACATCTTCACCGTTGGCGAACTGATCAACCAAGTCGTCCTGCTCGGACAGCCAAGCTAACACTCGCGCTTCAATCTGAGAACTGTCTGCATCTATAAGAGTATGACCGACTGGCGCTATGATACTCTTTTTTAATTTCTTACCGTTGACCCCACGACTTGGTAAATTCTGTAGGTTTATCTTATCATCTCCACCCCATCTCCCTGTATGTGCGGCATAGTAACGGACGGGTACAGGGAGCAGCCCACGTTTTGCAATAGAGATAAACCTCTCTGTACGTGTTTCTTCCAAAGTGCTTTTAGTACCCAGTCGAGCGGCAACTAAAGATTGAACCTTATCGCTCTCATGTTCTGCTAACGCCTTGAACCCTTCATCTGATTTTGCAAATGCGAATGTTGCTTTGCCTGTGGTTGGACTTACTTTCATGGGTGGTTCTACACCAAGACTTACTAACAATGCGGCAAACTTGGGGTTGGACATCAACTCCTCTTTCGCTACTCCTGCTTCTCCCAGTAACGCCTCCTTACGTAAACGTGTCTCGGTAAGATGATCTTGTAGCGCAGCCAAATCAAGACGTAGCGTTGGCTCTATATACATTCTTAGTGTTATGTCTATTAATTCTAATTCTTGTTGGGGAAAGTTGGGTAGCATCAACTTGAATATGTCATATGTCAGATCGACATCATTTATGGCATAGTCAGCAAATCGAGATAACTCCTTAGTAGTAAAGTCACCTATGTGTTTACCCATTGTGTTCTGTATTTCTGTACCTTTGACTCCAACACCATACTTTTCGGCTACGTTCTTCAGCGATACACTTTGATCTACGCCATGTAATGCTCTCGCCATACACAGGGTATCAAGCCAAACTTTTGGACGTACATCATATAGCCAGTCCAATATCGCACCGTCAAACATCGTGTTGTGGCAGAGGATGGCGCACCCAGAGAAGTCTGCTTCTGTTAGGAAACTCTTGACCCGTGCATCACCCTCTATCCAAAACGTAGGTCTGTCACCTATCTTTATTGCAAGCCCTATGACCTCGAACCTTTTATCACGCACGTATTCTTCAGTCGTTAACTTGCGTAACGAGTATTCTCTGTCGTAATAAGTTTCGAAGTCTAGGGTTACAAAGTTCACAGTTGAGAAATCTCACCACCCAATGACATATACCCACAGACATCTACGTAGTTGTCTATGTTCTTTGTGCCATCACCGTGCAACCTCGCTACTTTCATCAAGGCCAACATGATCGGTACGTCATCAACAGATATAAAATCTCTGAGTCCGAGGTGCGCGTTCCAATATGCCGCCATGAGTACAAAATTGTTTGTAGCATCGCCATGCTGTTCGGCTCTGTCTCCGTTAACTAAATTCTTTGCTGTATCCAGTACATCGGATCTAGTTAATTTATTTGGCACATCCAATATTTCTTGCGGTGTTCCAATTCGTTTCTTGATACTCAGTGCATACCCATAAGATATACCTACAGCATCTGCTAGTTCCCTAGCTGTCGCGCTTTTGTTTTCTAGTAAGTACTTCCACGCTTTCTCTTGTTTCTTACCCATACTTGTCTCCCATTAACAGTATATGTGTCTTCCTGCTTTTTGCAGTTTCTTTGTGTATTCTTTCAATTCACGTCTTGCTCTTGCTAGATCGTTCTTGACGTTTGGATGGCTATCCAACCTATTATTTTCTACCTCATATTTATTAGCTTCGTTACGTAGAAACTCTAGCTCTGCTTCCTCTTCCCTCGTTAATTTCTGCATCGTCTTCCCTCAATAGTTCAGTTATACTGGATAGATTATCTTCATTTATAACCAGAGCTATCCCTCCCTGACTATCAATATCTTTCAGGTTCTTCATCTGTAACGCTGTGGGTTTATTATTTCCCGCTTTTGTTTCGATACCAAAGAACCTACCTCTGTAGCATCCAATGATATCGGGTACACCGCTACGTCCATACCCACCTGTCATCGGAAAGAAATAGTACGCGCCCATTTCTTTTAACTTGTTCGTCACCCTACGTTTCACTTTTGCTTCTGGTGTCATACTACTCTCCCACTGCTTTCATTACTTCCAAGTGTTTCTGTTCATACCCATAGTCTGCTATAAACTCACGCATCTTTGTTCTAGCTTCTTTTAGTGTGTGAAAATACAATATCGTGTGGCCTTCTTTACCTAAAGGTACATTGCTCATAACAAGTGCATACCTCATACCTGTTGCTCTCCTTTTATCTTTGTTGGGGAATTGACGAAACGCGTACTGCTTATCCCTGTTCAAACGCTTCTGTAAAATGACGAACGGTCTCCGCTTCTGCCATTCTTCTACACCTTTGGCATGAGCGGCAGATACTACGTTTACTAATTTTCTCTCATACTTGTGTCTCTTGCCTACTGTGATTTCTATATCATGCAGAGGTGCGTTCGCCGGTATCGTGAAAGCATTGTCACACACAGACACATCTAAGCCAGACTTCAGAGAGGCAACAATATTGTCTATCTCTCCTTCACCAATACTATCAAAGTTCTTGTCTACTATTGCTGACGAAGTAAACTCGTCCACTTTATCCAGATCTATATCATCCCAGTTTTCTAAATCTTTATCTAATACGTAAAAGACTTGTTGGTTTTTCTTACCTGCATTTGGGGGTTTCCTATGCCGCCTATTAGTACGGATCTTACGTAACCCTTGTTCTTCGTCTTCAAGCTGTTTACGTAAACTATTCATTGTGCGGTCTCCTCGATAATGAACAAACCAATTCGACTCTCCGCACTGTCAGTGTTTTCGGGAAAAACAACCTTTGCAAAAAACCCGCCCACCGCTGACTGGGGCTATCAAAAAAACTGGCATCGGTTATTATCAATAATAACACAGGGTAATTAATTGTATATCCAAAATGTATGTTCATTAATACGCTTCCCAACACCAACTATAGAACCTGTCGATCTTTTATCCCAATCACAGAATGAGAGTGCCGACAGTTTTCTTCTTGCCCAATCAGGCAAATCAGTTTCTGACATATATACCCCCGAAATGTCAATTTCAAGAGTAAATATATCTAAACTTGTAATTTCGAACGTAGAGTTGTCTGGGTTTATCTTTACGCGATATGTTTCATTCATGCGTGAAATATAGGTTGACTGATACTTAATTACAACCTATAAATAATTTGTTTAGGACTTGTACTATACAAGAGAGGGGTGCAGTTAGTGTGATGTCTACTGCACCCCTCATTCTTTTACGTATCTTTGTCTAACTCGAACTTAGTGTCGAACTGTTCAGATACTCTAGCATCAGGTGTGAACCTAGCGTTAGAGAAGAACGCGTTCACAACACCATCAAACTCAGACACCTTCTGAGATAATCTCCACTCGACTTGCTTATTCACATCGTCAAATAGTTCATCCCTCATCTGTGCCATATCCACAGGTCTACGGTTGATCTGCTGTTTTAACTCTGCATTGATATCCTCTTGTTCTTTGACAAAGCTACGTAGGTCATTCTGTATTCGTAGAATATTCAAAGACATTTGTGTCACAACTTTCTGCAACTCTTTCATGTTATCTTTACTCATACTACACACCTCCCTTCTTCTGGCACAACGTAGTAACAGTTACTTGCGGCCTTGAAGCCAACGCCATCAATGTACTGACCGTTCTCCAAGAACGACAAAGACGATATCTTGCGTTTATCGTTTTCGTCTAGATCATCAGCCTTGACCCACTGAATATCTCTGTGTTGCTGTTGAAACGATTTGAGATCAAACCAATAGTCATCTGCATTGACTGGGAACCTAGCCGCCTGTTGCTCACCAAGATACTCACGTATGTAGATAAACTTGTGTATCTTTGGACGCTTCTTAGTCTCATTCAGTTCTGACAATGCGTCATGTATCTCCTTGATCATCTCACGTACATTAGGATACAGAAACTCGTACCCACTGGTTAGCAAGTGACCCAATTCTTTGAACGTGTTACCTCGTTCTCGAATATCGTTAGTCATCACATTTAGTTTACCATTGTACTCGTTATCAGCTTGATAACCTACGTCACGCCAATCTCTTTTGAAGTCCTCGAAACTTATGGCAATATGCTCGACAGGTGACCACGGACGCAGAAACTTCTGAGCATTCTTTACAGCCTTGTCCATACGTAATGCAGATGACACATGGTAATTAGACTGACCCGAACTGTACTTCTTGTTCTCGATGTTTTTGGAAACAACATTGTACTTGTCTCCACCTGTGCCTGAGTGTGTCATGTCGCCGAACCCAACATAGCCAAGCGTATAGTTGTCGTTCTCACGATAGACCCATGCGCTCTGCCGATCACGAAAACACGTCTTACACTTCAGTGTTTTCTCCACAGTCTTACGAAAGCTAGTGGTCTCGATATTCTGATTTAGTTCACCATCACCATGATTTTCGTAACTAAAATCCAAGTCACAGATCGGTGTGTATATTGCTTTAATTATTCCCATTGTTCATTTCCTACCAAGGTCTGAGTTTAGGCCGTACTATATGTGATGCGACCTCGCTTACATCACAGTGACCTTCTGTTGCATTAATCTGATCGTAGAGCGCACCGCTATCTAGTAGTACGCTCCAACAGGCGTCTTCAGTTGGAAACCAAACACTGAATTGCATTTGGTGTTCCATCACTGAGTAGCCTATAGTCATTAAAGTCCAGAACTCCATTACCGTAGATCTCCACTCTTTACATGGACGTGTTTGCCTACAGGCGGTACGCAAGACGGATTGTTCACGATAACCCACAACACTGGATGATCCCAATCACCGAACCCACTCCAAAGATGACCATCGGTAACAACGATAGACGCAGTTGGATTGACGTGATGTTCACGTAGGAACGGTGGCACACAGCGAACATCAGTACCGCCACCGCCACAAGGTTTTGTAGTACCCTCTACCTTGTCCAGTTCGTCCCTCTCATAGCGTTCGTGTCCAGACACTTCTGTATCCCAATAGATAACGTGCAGTTCCTCCGGTGTAACGTCCATTGCGGCTTTGGCTGTTGCTCCAACCACAACCTTCAGTTCGTTAGCGCCAATAGAACCAGACATGTCGTTGGCACACACCAAGCTTTCTACTGTCTCACTGACCGTAGACGGCATGATCATATCGTACTGCAAGTACCTACGATTAGGTTTGTTATATGTGCCGAAGTCTTTGCCCGAACAGTAAGTCGTAACGAACTCACGTATCTGCTCACGGAAATCAATCGGTGGCTTGAGCAATTCCTCAAGATGTCTTGCACCACCAGTTCCCGCTTTTCCTGCAACGATATCGCCCTGACGTATAGCTTCATCAATCTCCTTAGCGTTCTCTTTGGCTTTCTCCACAGACATGTCCTTGGCTTTTTCAAAGTCATGCTTGTCTTGGAACCCCTGTGGCGCACCACCCCCTTTGTTATTACCGTTAATAACATCGGACGGTAGCCCTGTCTTAGGGTTAGTAGGCGTACGTGGCGGTTTACCTTTTTGCTTGTCATCATACAGATCCCAGAATATCCGCGCGGTATCCCATGTGTCATCGTACTTAGGATCATACAGTGCGCCATCGATCCAATCGATTAGATCACCATACTTAGACGTGTCACTGTACTCATGCCAAATCAGATAGTTGATATAGTAATCCATAGACATGTTTGCCAACTCAGGGTCTATCTTCCAGAGGTGCGCCCACGTAACAAGGTGCTTCATCATCTTGTGATAGTTCTCGTGTATGAGGACAAAGCGTAGTTGTGCATCACCCAGTGGATCACAGTAGCCACGACCATACCATTCGTTACGACCATCAGTGCAAGCGGTCATCATAGGATCAACGTCATCAATCTTACGATCACCGATAATAAGTATACCTGACAGTATAGGTGCGTCCTTCATCAGACGCATTGTGTTCTTAGCTAGACGTTGCTCTAGCGTAAGATTAGTACTTTCTAATACAAACATATATTATTCTCCTTCCTTCTGTACTCGTATATATTCACGAGTTATTTTATGTTTAAAGTACAACGCAGACTTGTCCTCGTGCATGTACATGTATAGGTCTTTCATAACTTCGAAAGCCTCTTCAAACTTCTGGTTCATAGTATCTCCTTTAGAATATTTGGAAGTGGACACCGAGTATCCACCCCATCACCATTAAGACTGCAAGCAGTCCGACTAGTTTATCTTCACCTGTCATCATACACCTGCCGATTTCTTATCAGTTGCGCGTAGGTAGTTGTTTGCCATTGTGAAGTCAGTAAACTTCTTGTTCGTGACCACCGCCTGTTGACGCTTCTTGTCAAACTTGTCTGAGTACACACCATTCACAAACATACCATGCGCTTCGGTAGGTAGACGATCCATGTAGTCCATCCACGCATCCATCCACGAGCGATCAATGTTCGACAATGTGCGATACATCATCAGACATACAGCCGCCGCACTGGTAGGAACTTTGGCAGACTTTGGATTGTTCTTGATATCCTCCAACGAAACAAGCTGATCCGATAGAGAGAACTGAGCCTTCAAGTCCGTAGCCGCACGTTCACCAATACAACCAATCAAGTTCGCTACTGTAACGTCAGGCCCGAGCTGGTCACGTACCTTCAGAATGTGAGACGCGTTCTCAAGTGATCGTGGTGTGACAAACGCCCGTCTTTGTACCTTCGGGTGATAGATGTACTCATTGTCATCAGGGTTCTCTATATCAACAAACGAGTCAAAGATCTCAGGATGTTCTTTCGCAAACAAGATAATCTGTGGGTCACAGTCGTTCCTGATAGCCCATTCCATCCACTGCTCGTTAGTCCACTTCTTGACGGTAATGATACAGAAACGGTTCCGTGCATGAGGTGGTAGTAGATCACCAACGCCTTCTGCTCCGAGGTTAGTTGTACCGTACACGATACTCTCTGGATGTAGATCACGACCACCCATCTTACGCTCGTACATCAGACAAAGTAATGCGTTCTGCACAGACTTGTTTGCCTTGCCAAACTCATCGACCATGATGATTACTGGACCGTCAATGTGTAAGCCAAGTTCTTCGTTAGTCACGAACCGAACGAATTGACCGTCTGCGTCCAACTCTATGAACTTCGGTAGCATGAGATCGCCCACGTCTTTGGTAGTACAGTCGCAATAGAATACACGATGCTTCGGGTGTTTCTCTGCAAGCATGAAGCGCGTTGCGGATTTACCGTTACCAATGTCACCCTCAAGAATGAAGGTCAGTTTATGACCCAACAACGATATAGAGTTAACGCAGTTGTCGAGATCTTGTGCATACATAGATGATGCGGTGTTATTAAAGTTTACCATTAGATGGTTCTCCTGTGTTTTATGGTTTGTTATTATTGATAATAACCCCGACTATATGTCGAGGTTGGGGATTGAAGCGAGGACATCATCGACCACGCTTTTAGTTTCGTCACGCTCGTAACCTTCTGCGCGTAACGACTCATTGGTTTTATCCTTGAAGATATAATCCAATTTGTTTGCGGCATCGACCATCTTGGCATCATTGGTGATGTTCAACGTGCGTAGCTGTGTTACTAGTTCTTGAGCCGCAGGAACAAGTGTGTCCTTGAACGTCTGTAGCTTACCGTCCTCCTTGTAGCCCAATGCCTTAGATACACGTAGTAATGTATCGTGCATACGTTTCCACATATCGCTGTTACTCTTCAACGCGTTTTCTTGTACCGCGCTGTGCATATCAGCCTTCATCTGTTCGAGCGCCTGTCTAGGTAGATCGCAACGTATATCTGTGGGATCAGGTGTACCCCATGTCTTGAGACGAAAACGAAACTGAGAACGAAAGGTATCCCAATCATGATACAAAGAGGGATCATACATGTCACCCAGACCTGTCTCTATCTGAAGCAAAGCGTCAGCGTACGTAGGTTTCATTTCGTCATCTAGGATGCTGTTCATCTGATCCTGATAACCTGTCATAGTTTCGATGTAGTCTGGATAGCCCAATGTGGTCACAATACGTAATCCACTGTCAGACCAAGTAAGTGTCATTCGTTCATGCTCACGTCTCACAAAGCGAATAAACTTACTGAGTTTCTCGTACTCAGTCCAACCTTCGTATAGCTTCTTGTATACAGTCACTGGCTTGATTGGCTTTCCGTGTTTGTCATACACATCAACTTTGTTGAGTTCCGCGATCTTATCTGCGGCCTCTCGATCTTCTTTCGTGATCCTAGCTTGGCTTATGTTTACCTCGACTAGGCAAGTTGATGTTGCGAGGGATTGGTAGTCATCTACATTAATCCCAGATAAGTTTGTATCTACCATATTCATGATTGTTCTCCTTTACCTTGGTAGTTGTTTAGAAAGATGCGGTCAGCCTCCAAGCTAATCACATCAGCGATATGCCTCCAGTTATTATCAGTAATAACATCAGGCACAGGTTGCTCCCTGTTAGGAAGTTCGAGCGTGATCTCACGCATAAACTCTCTTATTACTTCTTCGTCAGTCATACATATGTCCTCCTGCGATGGCGTCTGATTACTTGACCAGTCCAGTTTTTCCACAAGTCTTTGTTAGCTACCTCTTGCGCTTGGGCTGTGCGTAGCTGTCTACGTCTCTCAGTCAAGATGGCTTTCATCGCCTCTCTCTTGGTTTTTGGTCTTTCGTTTTCCATTGGTTTGTTCCCTTGTTATTATCGATAATAACTATCGACATTTTTGGTTGAGGTGGAGCAAGTCAGACTTGCGAGATATCACAGTGTAGTTACCTTTGTGTAATGGTACGACACAGTGAACGACTTGACGTGCGGCTTCCTCGCCACAGTCTTTGCAAACACGATAGCCTAGGAGACGTCTGCGTACGTCATAGGTTGTGCCGCAATCAATGCAAGTTGCTTTCTTCATTTGTTTGTTCCTTTTGTTTTGTTTGATTTCTAGTTAGACGAGTAATATAGCATATACTATCCTAAATGTCAAATGATGTACAAACGTGTTCTGGTCAATCAATGTACGTCTATACGTCTAAATGTGTATTGTAACCATGTAACCTATATTGTAACCACTGAGGTTGGCATAAGTCATTGATAAGATTACAATGTTACTTTGTAACCATTTTTTAGGGGATAGATGGGGGGTAATTTCAGAGGTATAAATTAAAGCGAAATCGCCTGATCACGGACGAAAGAGGCTTCATGGTACTCTATATATTAAAAATAGGTAACAAAGTAACAATATAATAATAACATACACTTACAAGTTACACGGTGGTTACATTGCTAGGGAAAACGGTTACATTAGCGGTTACATTATGCGTACTGCTAGAACGATAACTGGCCTCATACATGTTATTACTGATAATAACACAGGCCCCTGAAAAGCTGGGCCTTTACAATACCACACACAGACATGTCTGGGTAACTTTGGTTTAGGTGCAGGAGCAACCGGGGGCTTTTACAACGTCACACACAAACGCGTACTACTAGAACGATAACTGGCTTCCCGGGCGGGCGTGTTTACAGACGCATACAAACATGTCTGAGGTCGTCAGAAAAAAAGGCACAAAAAAAGTGGGGAACCCGAAGGTTCCCCGTAGGTCTTACTTTAGTGTTACATTGATACCGTAATCTTGAAGCCCGATAATCTGGCGTTGAATTTCCGATATATGCTTGGCGCTCTTTTGGCCTTTGAATTTGTCATTTTCCAAAGCTTTAAGGATACGCTTCACACCACCATTTATTTCGCTAATGATAGTTGCCTCTTTTTTCTCACGTTCTTTGTCGCAGATTAAATGCCTACGATTAGTGAATTGAGTAGATAACCATTGCACCCAAGCTCTTTTATCTTTAGTCGCTTCTACTTCAGTAAGCTCGCCTTTTTTCTTATCTGTAAAGTAGATAGTAAAAGTAGCCTTGTCTTTGCTTTCCGAAAGACCACGAGTAAACTCAAGTATCTCGACATATTTCGGACTAGCCAACATACCACAATATGCACGCGCAAAATTATGAACGTCATAATGTGTATTACTCATTGGATTATCGCCCGGCGCATTCCATACTTGATTGATCCAATTAGGAACACCAGTAAAGAAATTCTCAAAGATCTTGTGCAATGATTGCTTATTCTCTTTAAGTGTCTCTCCCTCGGCTTTAATTCTCAATTCATCACGCACAATATTTAATCCCTTTTCTACTTGTGCTTTTGTTGGTGTTGCAGTTTCAAGTTTTACGAATGTTTTTGTCATTTGTTCATTTCCTTATAATGACTAGTGAGCTGTTATTATCGATAATAACAAGCTTAGGGAAACAGCTCTTATCCCTTTGCCTAATACCATTATACCGGAAAACCCAAACGAACCAATAGCCACAGACATGTCTGACTACGATTATATATGGCAAAAACTAGCATCCCACCTACCCCCACCCCCCCAGATACGCGACACGCGCACAACTATTGTATAATTTGATTTTACTCAAATATTTTTCAAATTTACTGAAAACACGCGACCCCCTTTATTTTATCCCTCATATGTACTAATGTACGCCTATGAGTATTCATATCGAACCCGAAGGTGGTATACCGATACCCCCACCCATTAAGGGTAAGGACTTAGTAGAGCGCACGTCAGCCGCTTCTAAAACTATAGAGCTTCTATCGGAGCATGGGTTGGACGTGTCTGTATCCAGTGAAGACAAAGATGTCTCCGCAAAGTTGGCAATGGCTTACGCCGCTGATCCAGTTAAGACATCTAAGAAGGCCACCCCCACCCGTACCTCCACCCTCACCCCCGCCACACTGTTACTTACAGATAAGATTCTAAAAGATTTTGGTCATTCTGTAGTTCAAAGCGCGGCTCAAGTACGACACCTAGTGACAAACAAACTCGTAGAAGAGACAGAGAACGAGGATGCGAAGGTTAGACTCCGTGCTTTGGAGCTGTTGGGTAAGATCGCAGATGTGGGTTTGTTCGCAGAGCGCACTGAGGTGACAATCACACACCAGTCTACAGACGATCTAAAGGACAAACTAAGGTCCAAACTAGCAAGACTTGTGGAACCTATAGAAGATGCAGTGGTTGTAGACACGAACGCCATAGACTTAGACAAAGAGTTTGGTCTGAAAGATGACGAGTAATCTAGCAGAAATTGCAACAGACATAGACTTCTCTCCAGAAGAGATACAACATATGCTGGACAATCTGGATCAGTTCGCACCCGAAGAACTTAAAGAGATAGATCGGATAGTCGAGGAGTTGTCTACGCGGAAGTCGAACACGGCTTCTAAGGACGATCTAATAGAATTTTGTAAACGTATGCAGCCAGATTATAAGGTTGGCAGACATCATCGCATCCTAGCGAATGAACTTATGGCACTGGAGGATGGGTCAAAAGACAGGGTATGTGTTAACATCCCACCCCGCCACGGTAAGTCGCAGCTTGTGAGTATCTTTTATCCTGCATGGTTCTTGGGGCGTAACCCAAACAAGAAGGTTATGATGGTCTCTCACACAACAGATCTTGCTGTGGACTTTGGACGTAAGGTTCGTAACTTGATAGCGACAGACGGGTATAGGGAAATCTTTCCAGATGTCTCCTTGGCAGTCGACAGCAAATCGGCTGGGAGGTGGAACACGAACTTCGGAGGTGAATATTTTGCGTGTGGTATCGGATCTGCTCTTGCTGGGAGGGGCGCTGATCTTCTGCTTGTTGATGATCCTCACTCTGAGCAGGATGTTATTAACGGAAACTTCTCAGTGTTTGATAAAGCCTACGAATGGTTCACATTTGGAGCGCGTACTCGACTAATGCCGGGTGGCAGAGTGGCGATTGTACAGACACGTTGGCATATGGATGACCTCACGGGGCGTGTAACCAACGATATGGTGAAGAATGAGCTGTCTGATCAGTACGAAATAGTGGAGTTTCCCGCACTTTTGGACTCTGATGA